GCTTTTAAACATGGAAACCTTCATGCCGGAGATGGCATGTTTATATGCTTAAAAAATAAAAAAGTATATCCGATAAAACGCTAGATATATAGAAAAATGTGTGGTATTGTGTGTTGCTAACAGGAGAGTATCTTCTGAAATTTTAGAGGAAAGGAGGAAGCAAAGTGGCAAAAAAGATAACGGTAATAGAGCCGTTTCGAGATGACATAAGGGTACTAAGAAAAAAGAAACTTCGGGTTTGCGCCTATGTCAGAGTCAGTACAGGAAGCGATGCACAGGCAAAGTCATTTATCACAATGATGACCTATTACACAGAATTGATAGAAAACAACCCGGAATGGGAATTTGTAGGCATCTATGCAGATGAAGCAATTACTGGAACAAGAGTAGATAAAAGAGATGAATTTCAAACTATGATACAGGAATGCGAGAAAGGAAACATCGACTTAATCTTAACTAAGACAGTAACAAGATTTGGCAGAAATACATTAGAAACGCTTCAGACAATTCGTAGGTTAAAAGCACTAGGCATCGGAGTTTATTTCGAGAGTCAGAAAATCAATACACTTACAGAAAAAAGCGAAGTGTTAATCACACTTTTGGCATCGATAGCACAGGGAGAATCGGAAGATTTTTCAGGTAACAATAAATGGGCAGTGAAAAAGCGATTTGCAGATGGAACATTCATATTATCAGTGCCTGCTTACGGTTATACAAAGGACGAGAACGGTGAGCCGATTATTAAACCCGATGAAGCTGAAGTGGTGAGAAAGATATATACGCTATATCTGCAAGGGATGGGTTGTCGAAAAATAGGACAATTATTAGACGAAGCTGGCATCCCAACAATCCGTGGTGCAAAATTCTGGCATGAAAACGTTGTGAAGGGAATTCTGACAAACCCTATGTATTGCGGAGATCTGCTGTTGCAGAAAACAATTACCACTCAACAATTTCCTTTTAAACAGGAAATGAACAAAGGACAGGCAGATCAGTATCTCATCGAAGATAACCATCCGGCGATTGTTTCTAGAGAACAGGCGCAGGCAGTGAAAGAACTTATGGAATACCACGTGGGTTTGGTGAAGGCAGATGGAGAACAGAGCAATAACAGATATACTTTAAGTGGAATTATTGTGTGCAAGGAGTGCGGAAAGCACTTCCGAAGACAGAAAGTAGATGTTGGAAAACCATACGAGAGAATTATATGGACATGCAGGCAACATATACATGACATAAGATTGTGTGAGATGAAAGCAATTCGCGAAGATGAATTGCAGAATGCTTTTATAGCGATGTGGAATAAGTTGTACACCAATCAGGGTGTGTTACTAGAACCACTCTTAGAAGGGTTGAAGCAGTTACCATACAGCAGAGAAGATGCTGAAGAATTAGAACAATTAGATAATGAAATCAGAGAACTGACGGAGCAGTGCCGTATCCAGAACCAATTAATGGAAAAAGGATATATGGACACTGCTCTTTTTTATGCAGAACAGAATCGTCTCATGTGTCGCGTATCCGAATGCAGAAAGCGGAAGAATGTGCTTCTGATTCGTAAAAAAGGATGTAAGGAGATTGTAAAAACGGAACAACTGATAGGACTTCTAAAAACACAAAAACAATGCATGAAAAAATTTGATGAGGACTTATTCAAGATAACGGTAGACCACATAGAAATAACGAAGGAACACGACATCATTTTCTGCCTACATAACGGGCTGAGATTAATAGAAGAAAACAAAATAGAGGAAAGGAGTTGATGATATGCAATGGCACACACCAATGGGATATAGCGTCAGGGATGGAAAGATAGTGGTTGATGAAAGACAGAGCGGCATTGTTAGACAAATCTTCATAGATTATGACAGAGGAATATCAGCAGTGCAGATAGCGAAAACGCTTATAGACAATGGAGTCCCAAATAAAAATGGACAGGTGAAATGGACACACGCAACAGTAGGAAGAATCCTTGAAAATCATAATTATTTAGGCACGGAGCATTATCCGCAGCTGATTGACACAGAGCTTTTCACAAGAGTGCAGGCATCACGTGAAGAGAAAAGACAAAGTTTAAGCAGAGGGAAGTATCGACCGAATAAGCAGGAAACAATCCTGTTCAGCGGAGTGATACGATGTGGAGCCTGTGGAGAATCTTATGCACACCATGCACCAAAGAAAGAGCATCAAGAGGCGAAGTGGAAATGCAAAAATTATGTGTACCACAATCAACTTTGCTGCGTGGGTGGATTTATAAGCGACAGCGAGGTCATGGAAGTATGTGTTAAGGTAATCAACCAGATTTTACAGGATAAAGAACTGATATATCACACGCCGGAAGTAAAGGACACAGTGACACCAAGATACAGTCAGCTTGACAAGATGGTCAAACAGATGAGCGACGCAGGGTACGAAAAAATGAGCGTCATTATGATGGACAGAGCAGCGGAAAGATACCTCACCTTAGAGGTGCGGGATGCGGATGAACGGACAGAATTTATGATGGAGGCGATTGGTGAAGCAAGTCAAATAGAGAGTTTCGATGAAGATTTATATAGGAAACTCATTAAAGAGATTATTGTAAACAAGGATTCAACGGCAACCGTAGTTTTTTACAATGGAAGTAGATTGACAACTGAATATGGACAAAAGAAGAGTGCTGCAGTCTACATCCGGAAAGGAGTAGGAGATGGCAGCTAGTGCAGTAAAGACAACAAAGAAGATAAGCGTAATTCCTGCCAATCCGTTATACGACAGGAGAATAGATGCATCCAAAGTCAGACTTCGAGTTGCTGCATACTGTCGAGTCAGTACCGAGCAGGAAGAACAAGAAGGAAGTTATCAGGCACAGGTTGAATACTACACGAATAAGATAAACGACAATCCATTATGGATAAACGCAGGAATTTATGCGGATGACGGAAAGAGTGGAACAAACACTAAAAAGCGTGATGACTTTCGAGCTATGATACGGGATGCACTGGATGGAAAGATAGACATCATACTAACGAAATCCATTGCCCGATTCGCAAGAAACACAGTAGACACACTAAGCATTGTAAGAAAACTGAAAGAGAAAAATATAGCAGTTATCTTTGAAAAAGAGAATCTTAATACATTAGATGCAACGAGCGAAATTGTCCTAACAATTCTGAGTAGTATGGCGCAGGACGAAAGCCGCAATATCAGTGAAAACGTAAAATGGGGAATTGCAAGAAGATATGAAAAAGGCATAGTATTGGTCAACCATAAAAGATTCATGGGTTATACAAAAAATGAGAATGGTGAACTGGTAATAGTGCCGGAAGAAGCAAAGACGGTGCGACTTATCTTCAGATTGTATCTGGAAGGTGCAAGCCTGCGAGATATAACACACGAGTTACAGGAAAGGGGCATTAAGACGGTAAGCGGAAATGATGTGTGGCAGTCAAGCGTTATCGAGCGAATGTTAAAGAATGAAAAATATATGGGTGATGCATTGCTTCAAAAGACCTATACAACAGATTTTATGACAAAGACAAGGGTAAAGAACGAAGGAATTGTTCCACAATATTATGTGGAAGGAAATCATGAGGCAATCATACCGAAACCGATATTTTTCCTAGTGCAAGAGGAATTATACAGACGTGCCGGATTAAACAAATCGGCAGTCACAAGAAAGAAAAATCAAAAGAGTAAATACTCATCACAATATGCATTGACAGGAATCTTACTGTGTGGAGACTGCGGACAAGAATACCGCAGAGTTACCTGGGCAAGAAATGGGAAGAAAAAGATAGTGTGGAGATGTAGTAACCGCCTGCAGAACGGAACGGAAAAGTGCGGAACATCACCAACCATTGAAGAAGACGTATTACACAACTCGATTATGAAAGCCATTAACAGAGTGGAAAAAAACGATGGTGACTTTATAGGAGCCTTCAGACAGAATGTCATGCATGTCATTGGAAGTTACGGAAAGACAGAGGAAGACGAAAAGTATGACGAACTGATCAGAGAAAAAGAAAAGCAAATGGTAACATTGATTGAAGAATGTGCAAGGAACGGAACTTATGGAGAGGCAGGAGATGAGACCTTTAAAAAGATTGCAGACGAAATCAATGAACTGAAAGACAGACAGTTGGAAGAACGACATAGAAAACAACTGGCAGAAAACTATGAGCAACGAATCACAGATATGGATGAATTTCTGAAAGAGAATACTGTAAAACTGGTAGAATATGATAACGAACTGGTACGGAGAATAGTGAGTCGCATCAACGTGCTATCAGCAGACAGAATACAGATACATCTCAAGTCAGGAATTATATTAGAAGAAGAACTGAGGTAAAAGAAACGCTGGGAGTAACCGCCAAAGAGGAGTTGGCGGTTACTCTTGTTGAATCATCATTATCGTATTTATTTTTCTTTTGTGGGTTTATTGACATCAGGTTGACTGACAGATAGAATATATAAATAGACTTAAAACAGGGTTATTGTTTCGCAATGTGTGAACATATTAAAAAAAGTTTCACATTACTTAGAAAAGCGGTTGCATCTTTTTTGTTGCAACACCACACACAGAGTGTGTAGTCAAGATGCAATTTGTGGATTCTAAGAAAAATAGAAAGGCATAATTTATGAAACGAACAAAACTAATAGACAGATTACTTCCCGACTATACAAACGGGGAAGAAATTTTTAATATGGTAAGCCACATTGTGGGCGGCGGACTTGGCGTCGTCTATCTGGTGGTGTGTGTGATTGTCGCGGCACTGCATCATAATATATGGGGTGTCGTATCTTCTGCTATTTACGGTGCATCTGTGATTGCACTTTTTACGATGTCCAGCGTATACCACGGAGTAAAGCTA